CCTAGACACCACGATCAGCTTTACGTTAACCAACACGGTAATTGAAGCTGGCGACATTCTCATAATGAACCACATCAGCGCTGGCACTCCGGGTGCTTACTTGCTCAATGCTCAATCTGCTGCTGGTTCGGCCAGCATTAACGTGCGAAATATCACTGCCGGTTCGCTATCCGAGGCCATTGTGATTGCGTTTGCAGTCATCAAAGCGGTCACGGCGTAATTGAAAACGCCAATCCTCGGCGGCTCTTACGTCGCTCGGTCAATCAATGCGGCAGACAACCGCATGGTCAACCTTTTTGCCGAAGCTGTGCCAGAAGGCAGCGGCGGGAAGGAGGCTGGGTTCTTGCTGCGTTGCCCCGGCCTGCGGTTGCTTGCAACTGTTGGCGACGGCCCAATCCGTGGGTTGTGGGTCACTAATGGCGTAGCCTATGTGGTGTCCGGTAATGAGTTCTACAGCCTGAATACCAGTTGGGTTGCAACCTTGATCGGTTCCGTGTCAGGTACTGGGCCTGTTAGTATGGCTGACAACGGAACCCAGCTATTCATCGCCTGCAATCCGTTGAGTTACATCTATAACACCTCCACGGCGGTGTTTGCCCAGATTACGGATGTGGACTTCCCCGGCGCGGGATCGGTTGGCTACCTCGACGGGTACTTTGTATTCAACGAGCCAAACAGCCAAAAGTTTTGGGTTACCAGCTTGCTGGATGGGACTGCCGTAGATCCATTGGACTTTGCAAGCGCTGAAGGCTACCCCGACGATGTAATTGCGCTGATCGTAGATCACCGCGAGATATTTCTATTTGGCACCACCAGCGTTGAGGTTTGGTACAACGCAGGAACGCCAGACTTTCCCCTAGCGCGGATTCAAGGCGCGTTTCTGGAAGTGGGCTGCGAGGCCGCGTACTCTGTGGCGAAACTCGACAACAGCGTGTTCTGGCTAGGCTCGGACGCTCGGGGCCGGGGGATTGTCTACCGAGCCAACGGCTACACGCCTGCGCGGATTTCTACCAATGCAGTGGAATACGCCATACAGAGTTACGGCAACATCTCTGATGCCATTGGCTACACCTACCAGCAAGACGGTCACCCATTCTATGTGCTGGTCTTCCCGTCAGCCCAAGCGACATGGGTTTATGACGTATCCACCCAGTTGTGGCACGAACGCGCTGGGTTTGAAAACGGGCAGTTCACCAGGCACCGCAGCAACTGCCAAACGTCATTCAACGACGAAATTGTGGTTGGGGACTATGAAGACGGGCGGGTGTACGCCTTTGATCTTGATATCTACGCCGATGATGACCAGATCCAGAAGTGGCTGCGGTCTTGGAGGGCGTTGGCTACGGGCCAAAACAACCTCAAGCGCACCGCGCACCACAGCCTGCAACTTGACGCCGAAACGGGTATTGGTCTAAACGCCTATCCCGCTTACAGCGCCGAAGATCTGGCTACTGAATCCGGCAACATTATTGTGGCTGAATTTGTGCAAGGGTATTTGACCACGCAAGCCGGTGACCAGTTAGTGACAGAAGCAAACGATGCGAATAACCCGTTGGTTACTCAAGTGCAACCCGCAGCAGATTACAACGGATACGCGCTGGATACTGAATCCTACTCTGCTGCGCCGGGGTACGACCCGCAAGTCATGCTGCGCTGGTCGGACGATGCGGGGCACACTTGGTCGAACGAGCATTGGCGGTCAATGGGCAAGCTCGGGGCGTATGGCACCCGCACTATTTGGCGGCGGCTCGGCATGACCGAGAAAATCCGCGACCGGGTGTATGAGGTGTCCGGCACCGATCCGGTGAAGATCGCCATCATGGGCGCTGAACTGTTTGTCACGCCAACGAGTAGCTAGTGGCAAACCTCAACATCACCAACATCCCCGCGCCGAGGGTGCCGTTCATTGACGAACGCACCGGCCTGATGGCGCGGGAATGGTATCGGTTCTTTCTTAACCTGTTTGTCCTGACCGGCAGCGGCAACAACCCCATCACGCTTGAAGAATTGCAACTTGGGCCACCCAACCAGCCCGATCTGACCGAGTTGCTGATCCAGATCAACCAGAACATTGCCCCGCAGTACGAGGATCAATCGGGCGACTTTTTGGCTACTCTTGACACCGCGCAACTGATGTCCATGATGTCGCGGTTTGAAAACGCTGAAGCCGCCATCCAAGGGGCTTACCTCCAGCCGGTCGTGCAGACCGGCACCATTGCCAACTACAACCTTGACGGTAGCCCGACAGCGGGTGGCATAGCCTACGGCACCGGCCCCGCGCTGGCGGTGAGCGCCGCAGGCACATCGGGCCAGGTACTGACCAGCGCCGCCGCAGGCACGCCCACCTGGACAACGCCGACCACCGGCACCGTGACCGCTGTTTCTGTGGTGTCAGCCAACGGGCTGGCAGGTACCAGCTCAGGTGGGGCAACGCCTGCGCTGACACTTTCCACGACCGTGACCGGCGTGGTGAAGGGTAACGGCACCGCGCTATCGGCAGCCGTAGCCGCAACGGACTATGTGGCCCCTAGCGCCTACGCCAGCGTCAACGGCCTCACGATGGCGACAGCAAGGCTTCTGGGCAGAACCACGGCAGCTACCGGCGCGGCTGAAGAGATCAGCGTGGCGGGTGGGTTGACGCTTTCTGGAGGCACTTTGACCGGAACCTCGGGGACGGTTACCAGTGTGACAGGCACTGCGCCTGTGGTCAGCTCGGGCGGCGCTACGCCTGCAATCTCGATGCCTGCCGCAACGACGAGCGTAAACGGTTATTTGACCAGCACCGATTGGAATACGTTTAACAGCAAGGGCAGCGGCACCGTTACCAGCGTCAGCTTTACTGGCGGGATCATCACCGTTGCAACCGCTACCACAACCCCCGCGCTGACGGTTGCTGGCACCTCGGGCGGCATCCCGTACTTCTCCAGCGCGTCTACCTGGGCATCCTCGGCGGCTCTTGCGGCGGGGGCGATAGTTCTTGGTGGTGGGGCTGGCGTAACTCCGGCTACGACCACAACCGGAACAGGCGTCGTCACTGCGCTCGGGGTCAATACCGGCACCGCTGGTGCGTTCGTGGTGAACGGCGGGGCGCTTGGTACACCGTCCAGCGGCACCGTCACCAACCTGACCGGCACTGCCAGCATCAACATCAACGGGACAGTTGGCGCAACAACTGCCAACACGGGTGCGTTCACTACGATCACCGCCAGCAGCACTATCACGCCATCGCAAACGGCGGGGATTGTAGGCACTACGACAAATAATGCTGCAAACGCTGGGAGTGTTGGCGAGGTAATTACATCGTCGGTTGCCATAGGCGCGGCGGTTTCTTTAGTTAATAACGCCCCCAAAACAATAACCAGCATTTCGCTAACCGCTGGTGATTGGGATGTTTTTGGAACACTTGGTTTTAACGGAGGCGGCACAACGAACACTACGTTACTTCTTGGCGGGATGAACACAACCAACAACACCTTGCCATCATTGTACGAAGAACGAGTAACCCAAAACGCAGCGTTAGCTGCACCGTTTGGAACCAGTCCGGTAAGTTTTACAATTCCCACTACGCGGGTTTCTTTGAGCGGCACAACGACATACTATTTAGTGGCGTATGCGTTATTCTCGGTATCAACCTGCGATGGTTTTGGTCGCATAACGGCTCGCCGCAGTAGGTAACATTTAACAAGGAACACAATGGCTACTCTGACCCCCGCGCCAAAACTACAGTTTTTTGACTCCAATGGCGTCCCCCTATCTGGCGGGAAAGTTTATACCTACGCCGCAGGAACGACGACTCCGCTCACCACATACACCAGCTCGGCGGGAACCATAGCCAACACCAACCCCATCATTCTGGATAGTCGGGGCGAGGCAAATGTTTGGCTGGACAACTCGTTCTATAAAATTGCTCTGTATTCAGCAACCGACGTTTTGATATGGACTGTTGATAACGTAAGCACACCATTCGTAACCCTATCCCAATCGGATGGATCGTCTTACATAGGTTTCATGCCTTCCGGCGCTGGGGCAGTGGCAACCACTGTGCAGGCCAAGTTGCGTCAGACTGCCAGCGTGTTTGATTTTATGACCGCAGCACAGCAAGCAGACGTTATTGC